ATGAAACCACTCCAGCCGACAACCACCAAACGAACCACAACTGAAATAAATGCAAGTTGTTCTTCCTTGTCCTCAATAGTTTCTTTCAGTTTTTTAAGTGGCCCTTTTTTAGTTTCTTCTGTCATAAATTACATTTATTAGCAATAATAAGCATAATTATACTTTAAGGCAATGTCACAGATCTATCCTGTATTAATCGGAGTCGCTGCAACGGCTTTCGTTATGGTTTTGTCTAATGTTAGTAATAGAAGAGACAGAGATATTATTGAATTATTTCGTAGAGTAAATCAACTTGAAAAGGAAGTAAGTAGGTTAGAAGGTCAGAATCATTAATGTTTGGTATGTTTGAAAAAGAACACAAAACATTATGTCAAAATTTTTTATAGGACTGTTCATCAAGTTTGGTAGAAGTGAATCTCTACGCAAGGCAGTATTGATGATGTTGAAAGATGCAGTTAAAAAAACTGATAATGATATAGATGATGCAATCGTCAAAATGATTGAAGAAAAACTATTTCCTGTCAAATGAGCAACGATACTTTTTTCAATATTGAACTTGAAACTCCTCCTCCAGAATTAGAACTTTCTGTTGAGATGAGATGTAGAGAAGTTATGAATAGTAAAAACTTTGATGAAGTAAAAAAATATTGCACTCACCTAATTAGATATCAGATGAGACAGGATGTATTTTTGGCTGGTATGTTAGGACGATTAGCAGAACTTGAAGCGTTACACGTTATAAAACAAACAAGAAAAGAACGTAAAAAGAAAACTATTGGTCGTCAGATAAAGAAGATCTTTCGTATTCCTTAATCTCTTTAATACTGAAATCTTTCACCTGTAATTTTGGTATCTTATTAATTTCATAGTTATGTTTAATAATAGCAGTCCTGATATGGTCATTGACCCAGTTCCCATCATTTACGGTTAGGTCTGCTCTTGAATCTTTGGTTATATATATTTTATGATCCACTCCACGAAGCTCTACATCAAGTAATAATCTTACTAAGTTTTTCTTTCTGTTTTCTTGCAAAAACTTTAATTTTTTGCCAGATGGATGTTCTTCTCTTTTCATCTTCTAATTCATTTATCCGTTTATTTATAGCATCATATCTGACACAATATTCTTTCATATTCATGTTTTCAAAAAAATATTGTTTTTCTAATTCTGCAAGTTGGTGCTGGTAAATTTTAATCAGGTCTTTATTTTTCATTGAAATTATATTTTTTAATTAAAGCTTCAATAACATCTTTTGGCAAAACATCTACAAGGTCAGGATCAAGCCACCCCTTTGGTGGTAGTTGTACCATCAAGCTAAACATATCTTCTCCTTTTCTTTGCCAACAGACCTCCCATAAGATACCACCGCCAAGCAATATCTCAGTATTTGGTGAAGCAAAGACTTTTATTTCTGTGTCCATAATTCAATGAGTCGTTCTAATTCAGCAATTCTTTTTTTTGCTGCGGCAATCTTTTCGGCTGTTGTCATGGCAATCTTTTAAAATCCCAATTTATTTCATCCCAATATCCACGAACAGGAAGTCCATCTTCATCTGTTGATCCTTCACCACATTCAATATATTCATAAGCTTTTTTTGATTTCCAATCATAGAAAACTTGTCCAAAATAAGGATCATATGGAAATATCGGAGACGAAAAATCACGTGGTTCTGATGTTTCAAATATACTTGCCATGAAAATTCTTCTAATCTTAAATAAAAAGGGGTCTTACATAAAATCCGCAAGACGGCAAAAAGAGATTTTAATGCCCCTATAACTTAGGCTGGGATCGCTTCAAAGTCTCTACTTCTTACTGGTAATGTGAAATTATCAACATTAATCTCAATCGCTGCTCCAGTACTCCCATCCCTTCTCTCAAAGGTTTTTAACTTGCCACGACCAACAACAGTAATTTGATTACCTTTTTTTACATAATTTGCAATCACATCACCACGATTGCCCCATACAGCACAATCAAATTGTGTCGTAGTATCTTGATCATTTGTTAGCAAGGTGAAACTGGTTACTTTTGTTCCTTTTGCAGTTTCTTTCTGTACTGGATCTGAGGCTAAATTGCCAACGGCTGTTACGTTTAACATAATAATTTTTTTTAAATAGGGTTGTTAGGTTTGTTCTGCCAATCTTCAATATCTTCTCGGTTATATCGAATAGTGTTATTAAGAATGACAGTCCATTTGGGGCCACTAGGATGACCCCTGCGTGTTTTGGTTCTCCATAGACGCACAGTTTGAGGTTTCACACCAAGCTCTTCAGCTAATTGATCTGAGGTTATAAGTTCATTGCTCATTGATCCTCCTTCTCTAAAATAAGAGTTAATAAATCATCCCTTTGATTTTCACTAATAGCTTTAGTTTCATATCGTTTTGAGATATTTGTTTTCAACTTACCCAGACTGTTTTTGTTAGCAGGGTTATTGATAAAGGCTTCACATTGTTTGATAAACTGCTCACTCTCAGACCTTTCTATTGGTTTATTACTTGAGGTGGTAGCTGGTTTGTTATCCTCAGTTTTTAACCATGCCTTATCTTTATCGTATAAAGAAAGGCCAAAGGAATCTCCAAATTGCATCAAGGCACGTTTTCTAGCATCACTTTCAGCCTCTTTAATTGCTGATTCATGCTTATCACCAACACCACCCATGCGGCCATGACCAGCACCAGTTCCTTCTCTGACAATATTATTATCAACTGTAATTCTTACCTTTGCAATATAAGAAACACATTTGGGATCTTCAAAGACTAAAGATGTTTCTATAGTCTCAGATGACCAACCATCAAAGCCAAAGATGCGATTAGCCTCTTGTATAACGTGCCAGCTTTCAACATAAGCTAATTGCTGACCACCTCCACCACTACGGAAAGAGACATTGTTTTTGTTAATTTTTTGGTTTAACAGTTTTTTCTGTTCTTCATTAAAACTCATTTTTCTAAAGGGGTTGAAAATGCCCATCGGGGCAAGGATAAAGATTGAACACCTGTTTGACACCAGCTTGGCCAATCATCAAGCAGGCGACATTCGGCAATTTTATCTAATGCACTTCTACTAAGATTTTGACCTTCTTGCAATGCTTCCTCATCAAGTTCCCATAAACCGACATCAAATGGATATTCAGATTGCACTACAAGAAATATAAATCTTTTAGCTTGTGGGATTCCATTTAAGTAATGTTTCGCTTGCAGATGATACTTAAAATTTGCTACTGCCTTTGCAAAGTCTCTTGGGTTTGCACCTGATCTACTGGTTTTTAAGTCAACGATAGTATCCTTGTTTAACCAATCTGGTCTGCACTTACAGGTAATGCCAGAAATGTCATCATCCCACCAGTATGATTTTTCAGCCACACCGAAGCTTAATAACTTTTTGGCATAAGGTTCAGCAAATACAGCATCACGCATTTTAATGGCATTAGACCAATCTGATTCTGTAACAGCCGTCATACCTTTTTCTTCAGCTTCTTTTGCCTCCTCTTTACCTTTCTTGGTAGTTCTGGAACTAACGGCAATAAAACGCTTTTCTAGTTCATCAGGTTCTAAAACTGCACAATGGGTCAGAGTGCCTAAGATCATTGCACTTGTTGGCTTATGCTCTGGTCTGTCAGGATTAAGAAAAGAGTTCCAATAAGCTTTAGGGCCATGAGCAACCATTACCTTTTGCATTGATGCTGAAATTGCAGAATCAGCATGGTAGTTTTCGTTTGATATTTGGGTTGAGCCTGTTGTCATGGTCTGTATCCCTCAGAGTGTGGGCCGTATTGCATATAAATCCGAGGCCATGTTCTAAGAATTAATGTTTTATCATCAGGCATTGCCACAAGTCCAGCCTGTGCCAAACGCTTTAGAAAAGGACTTGAAGTTGGTGAATCAATAACAGAGGCAAATGTATTAAAGATTTCTTTATCGGTCATAGTTAAGATTGGAGTGCCGAGGTCGGAGCGATCAGGGGTTGGACGCTTCTTCCTCGGTTTTTTATCGAAGCGAAAACCCATTTCATATTCATTTATCATTGTTTTTCTCAACTTTGTTAAAAGCTTTACAACAAGCAAAAATGTCGTATAAAACGTGAGAATTTGGATTAGTTGGTATTTTTCTTACCCAACATTTACCTTCAGTTAAAAAACCATTACTTCTTAAAGTTAATAAAGTTCGCTCTGAAATATTAAAGAATTTAGAGGTATCTTTTTGGTTAGTCCATTTTTTCTTGTCTTTTATAAATTCTGCTTGTATATCGACCCCTTTTGCTTCTAAAAGTGCTTCATAAAATCCAGTAAAATTTAAGCGTTCATTTCCATTTTTTTTAGTAGAAACATATCCACAAGCTCTAACAAGATCAGATTTGCTAATGTCACCAAGTTCTCTAACTTTTGCAAGAAGGTCGTCACCAGTTAAGACTTCTTGTTTCTTTTGAGGTTGGATTTCAAGAGGTTCTAATTGTTTTTGTGCTCTATACAATGCTGTCCTAAATTCAAAGAAATAAGCAATTTGTTCATGAGAATAAATATCTTTAAGTACTGGTTGTCCATCTTCACCGAGAATAGATTCTTGTACATGATATGATTCGATAATTTTTTTATCAAAAAAAGAAATAAATAATTCAAAAATTTCTTCACCTAATTTTTTATCAAAAAAAGAAAAAGCTTCAATATCTCGTAAAATCCATTGAACTTTGTCATTGATAGTATTGTCAATTTCTGTATAGCTCATTTTCTGGCAAGCTCCTCACAAGCAGATTCGATGTTAAATGTATGGCAATCAATCTGGGTAGACTTTGTTAAAGATGCTGTAGTAGCTAAATAT